ACTCATTTAGAACATTTAGAAGACGAAATTATTAATAACGGTTACCAAGGTGGCCTTAACGCAGTAGAATTTCTTAAATCATTAAGAAATATGCTAGTAGGTTCATCACGTAGAAAATTAAACGTATCCGTTAAATGGGATGGTGCACCAGCAGTATTCTGTGGTATCAATCCTGAAAACGGCAAATTCTTTGTTGGATCAAAATCAGTATTCAACGTAACTCCTAAAATCAATTACACACAAGCAGATATAAGAAGAAATCACTCTGGTGGTTTAGTAGATAAATTATCAATCTGTTTAAAAGAATTACCTAAACTTGGTATACGAGGTGTTGTACAAGGTGACTTGTTATTTACATCAGGAGATATTAAGTCGGTATCTATACGAGGTGAAGATGCTATCGCATTTACACCAAACACTATAACATATGCTGTTCCAGAAAATACTGACCTTGCTAAAAGAATTAAAAGAGCTAAGTTAGGCATTATCTTTCACACTACTTACAATGGCCGAAAGATGTCTAACCTAAAAGCAAGCTTTGGCGTCAATGTAAATCGTTTTACAAAGACGCCAGCAGTATTCTTTGATGACGCAAGTTACAAAGACTCATCTGGTGTTGCTACATTTACAACTGCTGAAAGTGATCAGTACGATAATATGTTAAGAATGGCAATGGGATCAATTTCAAAAGGTAAAGTTATTTTAGATTTGTTAAAAAGACAAACAAATATGTTATCAGTTGGTGCAAGATTAAAGATTTTCTTCAATACAAAAATAAGAGAAGGTCAAACTATTAGTAATGTAAAAGGATTACAATCAGATTTTAGAAAGTACTATGCTTCAGTTTTAGATGATGAGATGTCAAGTAAAAAAACAGAAGCTGCAAAAAGTAAATACAAAACAATAAGAGATGATGGTTTAAAATTTATTGATAGATATGATAATGAAATATATTTTGCAATTGCAAGTTATGTAACTTTACAAAAAGTTAAAAATTATCTTGTAAGTAAAATGAATCAAATTAAATCAATAGGAACTTTTTTACAAAAAGGTAATGGATTTGAAGTAACAAATCCAGAAGGTTATGTTGCTGTAGATAGAATGGGCAACGCCGTTAAATTAGTAGATAGATTAGAGTTTAGTACAGCAAACTTTACATTAGCAAAGAATTGGATTAAAGGATAATGGCAAATTTTAGAAAAGACACACAAGAATTTGGACCTAGAGGCCACGATAAAACGGTCTTTGAAGTACCAATGATAGCAACAAATGACGGTAATGTTGTAACACAAACAAATCCATTTCCTGTTACAATATCAAGTATCAGTCAATCAAGCTCAGCAGAAACTAATACAGACGCTTTTGGTAGACAAAGAATATCATCACCACTAACACTATTTGATTCCTCACATAGATTTTCTGATAATGATTTATGGAATGAAGATATTACAGGTGACGCTTCATCAACCTTTCAAATAAATGAGGGTCTAGTAGATTTAACAGTTGGCGATAATGCTAATGATGAAATTATTAGAGAAACAAAAAAAGTAATGACTTATCAACCTGGTAAATCATTGTTAATTTTAAATTCTTTTGTATTTAATGCTGCTAAAACTGGATTAAGACAAAGAATAGGATATTTTGGAACAGACAATGGTATCTATTTAGAACAAGATGGTACAGATGTTTATATAGTAGAAAGAAGTAAAGTATCAGGTTCAGTTGTAGAAAGTAAAATTGCTCAAGCAGATTGGAATGTAGATAAATTAGATGGCACAGGTACAACAGGCTATACTTTAGATTTAACAAAAGCACAAATTCAATATATAGATTTAGAATGGTTAGGTATAGGAACCGTAAGAGTAGGTTTTGTTATTAATGGTAGATTTGTAGTTGCTCACGCTTTTCATCACGCAAATTTAGTAACAGGAACATATATTACTACAGCTTCTTTACCTTTAAGAATAGAAATTAAACAACAGACAGAATTGGGTGACAGCACCACAGCAACACTAAAACAAGTTTGTTCTAGTGTTATGAGTGAAGGTGGTTATCAATTAAGAGGTTTACAACAAGCAGTTGGTACAGTAATTACTTCTCCTTATGAATTAACTACTGCTGGTACTTTTTATCCTGTTGTTTCTATACGATTAAAGTCAACAAGATTAGACGCAGCTGCTATTCTTACTGCTTTATCTATTTTAGGAACAGGAAATGGTATTTTTTATAATTGGCAAGTCGCAGCTGGAGGAACAGTTACAACAAGTTGGACTTCAGCTGGCACTAATTCATCTGTTGAATATTCAATTTCAGGAACAGCTTATACACTAGGTACAGGTAGAATATTAGCTAGTGGTTTTATGGCTTCTAATAATCAATCTAGTGCAGCTACTAATATTCTTAAAGAAGCGTTATTTAAATTTCAATTAGAAAGAAATACATTTACGGGTGTAGCAGAACCTATAACTCTTTTAATGTCTAGTGGTACTGATACGCAAGATGTGTATGCTTCTATGGATTGGGAAGAAATTAGTAGATAATGAAAAGTTTTAGAGATTTTATATTTGAACAATTAGGTAGAATGAGAATTATTATGTTAGGTGGACCTGGTTCAGGTAAATCAACCTATACAGAATACTTAATTAAACACTTTGATATTACACATATCTATCCAGGCGGTATGTTAAGAAAAGAAATTGAAAAAGGTTCAGAAATAGGACAGATTGCAAAAGATATAGTATCAAAAGGTGAGTTTGTTCCTAATCAAATAGTATTAGATTTAATTAGTAAAAAAGTTGAAGAAAGTCCTAAAGGTTATGTACTTGATGGATGGCCAAGATATATGCAACAAGTTGAAGATATGGAAAAAGCAGAAATAGGTTATGACTATGCAGTATTTTTAGATGTAAGTACCGAAGAAGTAATGAGAAGATTACTTGCAAGAGGTAGAGCAGATGATACGAAAGAGATTATAGGTAATAGAATAGAATTATATAAAAAAGAAACAGGTCCTGTAATAGAATATTTAAGAAAGAAACCAGGATTTTTAGAAATAAAAGCAGAGGGTGGTACACCTGAAGATACTGCTAACGAAATTATAAGAAGAATAGAAAATGAAAGTAAATAGTTTTATACAACATTTAGCAGAGGGTGTTTACGACCCAGGAATATTTAAAGCATTTTTTCTTGCTGGTGGTCCTGGTTCAGGTAAAACATTTGTTACTCAAAGTACATTTTCAGGTACAGGATTAAAAGTTGTAAATTCTGATACATCATTTGAAAGAAATTTAAAACAAGCAAACTTATCTTTAAGTATGCCAGATGAAGAAACATATTTTAGAAACATTTTACGAAATGCAGCCAAAAGAACTGCTATCTCACAGTTAAATAAATATGTAGAAGGAAGACTTGGTTTAGTAGTTGATAGCACAGGAAGAGATTATGATATGATTGCCAGACAACACAGTATGCTAAAGCAAATGGGTTATGATTGTTATATGGTATTTGTAAATACAACGTTAGATGTAGCGTTAGCAAGAAACGCTAGACGTGAAAGAACTATTCCTGAATATATTACAAAGTCAAGTTGGGAAGGTGTGCAAAATAACATTGGTAAATTTCAAAGACTATTTGGTTTAAATAATTTTTTAGTTGTAGATAACAATAAGTCTGATTTAGAACTTGTTACACTCACAATGAATAGAGTTGGTAAAATGGTAAGAAGATTTATGAGAACACCTGTACAAAATTATATTGCAAAACAATGGATGAAAAAAGAATTAGAGGCACGTAAAAGAATATGAGATTTAAAGATTTTTTAAAAGAGTCTATAATTGACATACCAAGACAAACGTATGCAAAAGGTGTATTTGATAAAGCAGATACTCCTAATCCAGTATTAAAACCATCAGTAAAAAAATTAGTATTAGATGGTATAAAGACATTTGAGAAATTTGGTAAAGTAGTTAAGTATACCTTAATTGGTTCAATACTTACAAAACAATATAGAGCTGATGCAGACCTTGACATTAATATCTTATTTAATATACCTGGTTCAAAAGAAGAACAAGAAAAGGTACATGATGAGATTAGAGAATATCAAGGACAGATAAATGGTAAAAATATACCAGGCACACAGCATCCTATCAACTACTTTTCCATCATAGATCCTGTAACATTTAATAAGGCAAGGGACATGGCTGATGGTACTTTTGATATCGACTCTAACAAGTGGATCAAAAAACCAGAACCTGGCACCTTTGAACCTGAAAAATACGTTACGGATTTTCAGAAGCGTGTTTCTGAAATAGATGTTGTTAAAGGTGAACTTATACGAGATATGATTGATTATGAGGAACTAAAAGACTTAACAGGTAACGACATAAAAAACTTGTCAAGTTTAGTTTCTAAAAAGTTAGACGAAATTAAATCTTCTATTAACACTCTAATTGATATTGGTGACAAAACTATTGCAGACCGAAAGGATGCTTTTAGTACAGATATGTCACCAGACGAAATCAGAAAGTTTGGTGTAAAGAACCGACTTCCCAAAAATGTGATTTATAAAATGTTAGAAAAGTATCATTATCTCAAATTTTTCAAAAAGTTGAAAGAGATTATGGAAGACGGTAAAATATCACCAGACGAACTGAAATCATTATCAAAAATAAAAGAGGCCAAGGGTAGATCAATTGCATTTACCTTTGGCCGATTTAATCCACCTACAATAGGACACGAAAAACTTATTAACAAAGTGGCACAACAAAGAACAGATGATTACAGAATTTATTTAAGTAAATCTGAAGACACATCTAAAAACCCATTGAATGCTAGAGTTAAGTTAGCAACAATGAAACAAATGTTTCCTAGACATAGCAGAAACATACTACTTAATCCATCAAACATGATATTGGATATTGTAACTGATTTACATAAAAGAGGTTACTCAAACATAACGATGGTTGCAGGTAGTGATAGAGTAAGAGAATTTGATACTATCTTAAAAAAATATAACGGCGTTAAGAGCCGTCATGGTCTATATGACTTTGATAGTATATCTGTAGCTTCAGCAGGAGAAAGAGATCCTGACGCTGAAGGTGCTACGGGAATGAGTGCTAGTAAAATGAGAGCGGCTGCAAAATCAAAAGACTTTGCAAGTTTCAAAAAAGGACTGCCGTCTGGTTTTGCTAACTCAAAAAATGCACAAGACTTATTTAGAAATGTAAGAAAAGGAATGATGTTAGCGGCTTCGTTTGACGCTGATAGTGCATTTAGATTTAAACCATTTATAACTGCCTCAACAAAAGAGGAGTTAGATAAAATGACATTAAGGGACAAATATATTTCAGAGCATTTATATGATGTAGGAGATATAGTTGACGATATGGAGAATAATGTAACTGGTGTCATTGTAAGAAGAGGAACAAACTATGTTACCTTGGAAGACGAGGAGATGAGCCTACACAAATGTTGGTTATATAATATTATGGAAACTCCTGTCTATTCAATTAAGTTGGAGAAACGATCAATGAACTTAAAAGAGAAAAGAAAATTAGCGTATGATAAAGAAACAGATCAACCTAAAAAATACGTTGCAGGATTATCAGACAAAGAGAAAAAGGCACATGATAGACACCTAGAAAAACAAGGTAAAAAATCAGATAGTGACAAGTCTGCTTATAAACAATCACCTGCTGACAAAGTAGCAAAAACAAAACCTAGTAAACATACAAAACGTTTCAAACAAATGTATGGAGAATTGAAGACAAAATCAGAAAAAGAACCTCAACATAGAGGTAATGAATTTAATACAGATGGTATACCAGAAGCCTATGAAATAGGACATGATTGGGCAAAATATACATCTTCAATAACACCAGGCGAAAAACACTACAATCCTAAGTATCAAGGCGGTTCTTATAGTCCAAGTAAACATAGTGATAATTTAATTAATGTTAACGCAAGTAAGGATATAAGCATGACAGATAATAAAAAAGTTGAGCTAAAAGATATAGAAGAATGGGCAAGTAAAGAAGAAACTATTAATAAATATAAGGAAAGATATGGGGAAGAGTGGCAATCTAAAATTGAAGAAACATACAATAAAATGTTCAATAAAGTGATTGACACCAACACAAATATGCAAGAAGGAAGAATGAAGGATATCGCAATAGACCTTAAATCTAAGGACGAAGGCGGATTAGATCCAGAGGAATTTCAAAGAAAGTACAACAAATCTAAAGCAGAAATGAGAAAAGATTTAGGTGCTACTGAAGGCTTTAAGTTAACGTTTAAAGACTTTATGAAAGAAGAAGCAGACGAGTGGGGAATTTTCCCATCACAAATTACAGAAGCAGAACATCAAGGTAAAAAAGTTACTTTGAACAAACCTGTTAGAGGTGGTTCTAAAAAGTTTTATGTTTACACAAAAGGACCTAACGACAACATAGTCAAAGTATCATTTGGTGATCCTAATATGGAAATTAAAAGAGATAATCCTGCAAGAAGAAGAAGCTTCAGAGCAAGACATAACTGTGATAATCCAGGACCTAAATGGAAAGCAAGATATTGGAGTTGCAAAAAATGGTAACAAGATATAGAAGTGGATGGGATTACGAATCTCTAAATGAGTTTACAACTGTTTACGTTGCTAGATGGAGAGGTAAAGACGGTAAAAGATATGCGTCACCTTTTAAAACAAAAGACTCTGCTGAAAAGAGAGCAAAAGAATTAAGAACACAAGGTAATTCTGAAGTATCCGTTACACAAGATACGTTAAAGGGAAATATTAAGTGGGCAAAAGATAACGGACCTGATATAAAAGGAATGCAAAAAGAAGAAAAGTTTGAGTGTCCTAAATGTAAAGGTAAAGGTTGTGACCATTGTGGTGGCAAAGGTTATCATATGAAAGAAAATGTTGGTGATTTTTATCAAAGTAAAATGACACCTCAACAAATTCAGAATATAAAGAAGACTTGGCAAGGTAAGAAAGCTTCAGACGTTACACCTGCTGTTAAGGCAATGATTAAACGATTAGATATACCTACACAGTTGGCAATTAGACAGGCAAACATACCTCATATTTCAAAATTAGTAGAGGACGCTTCTAAAGACGCTGAGAATATGGCGAAATTGAGAACACGTCAAATGTCATTACAAACTAAATTAAAAGATTTAGATCCAGGTGAACCTAAAGACAAAACACCTATGGCTATAACTAAAAATGATATAGAGACCATACAAATGAAAATGGATCAGTTAAGAAGTAAAATGAAAAAAGAACAAGTACACCCAGCAAAATCTCTTATTGAAGCGATTACTGCTGTAAAAAACAAAGCAGAAAAAACAGGTATGCCTTATTCTATCTTAAAGAAAGTTTACGATAGAGGTATGGCTGCATGGAAAGGTGGTCATAGACCAGGCACTACACCTCAACAATGGGCTATGGCAAGAGTTAACAGTTTCGTAACTAAATCATCTGGTACTTGGGGTAAAGCAGATAAAGATTTAGCAGCGAAAGTAAGGAGCAAAAAGTAATGAACAAAAAATATTTTGATACAAGAAAAGATAGCTTAGAGGATAAGATTAATACAATTGCTTCTGAACAAGCTGCTATTTCAAAACCAGTATCAGACGTAAAATTATCAGTAGAAAAGAAATACTTTGAAAGTAAAAAAGGATCACTAGAAGATGTAGCAAGTAAACTTGTTGAAAGTAAATTAGATCCAGTAAACAAAGACGCTGTTAAGAAAAAGTTTGATGATAGAAAAGATAAAGACATTGACAACGATGGCGATACAGATTCATCTGATAAGTATCTACATAAAAGAAGAAAAGCAATTTCAAAAGCAACAAGTGAAGAAGTTGAACCTTGTGGATTAACTGCTGAAGCGTGTTGGGATTCTCATAAACAACAAGGTTACAAAATGAAAGGTGGCAAACGTGTCCCTAATTGTGTACCTAAAAATGAAGCAGTAAATCAGGACGATCATGGTGAGAAAATCAACCAAGATAAAAAAGACGCTGCTATGAAGAAGACAGATCAAAAGAAACCATTTGACAAGTTAAGACAAGAAACTAAACTAGTTAGACTTGGGAACAATGGTAAGACAGATACAGGTCAAAAAGCTGCAGTTATAGACCTTGAACCGTCAGCAAAACCTATCTAGTTGCGACATTTTGTCAATTGACAAAAGCACTATTATATGATAGTATAATAGTATAAGGAAAACACTATGACTAAACCTATCATATATTGCGATATGGATGGAGTACTTGCAGATTTTAAAACAGGTGCTCAAAAAACAACTGGTATGTCCATTAACAAATGGATGAATATACCATCTTCAAAAGAAAAATGGGGATTGATTAAATCTAAAAAAGACTTTTGGTCAACTCTTCCTTGGATGCCTGGTGGCAAACAACTCTGGTCTTACTTATCAAAATTTGATCCACATATACTATCAGCATACGTAGAAGAGTCGTTTGATCCTAACTGTATTCCTGGCAAAACTGAATGGCTAAGAAGAAATGCTGGAATGTCAAATCGTTCAAAAATCAATCTAGTACGAAGAAAAGAAAAGAAACTCTTTGCCAAAAGAGGTAATCCTGCTATCTTAATTGATGACTATGAAAAAAACATAAGAGAATTTACACAAGCAGGTGGTACTGGTATTCATCACACAAACACATCAAATACTATATCTAAACTTAAAAAACTAGGTTTTTAATCTTATAAATAGTACTGTTATATAACAATTACTAATTTAAGGAGAGATATATGTCTTTATGGGGAAACGATATAAAGCCTAAAAATCTTACAGACGAAGAAAAA